GAAACATGGTTATTAAATTTACAGGAACTTTAACAACCGCATCAACTGTAACTATTCCAAATGGAATAGAAAAATTTTATATTTTCGATTGTTCAGCAGTAGTAGCACCAACAAATTTAACAATTAAAACAGTAAGTGGAACTGGCTTTACTTTAAATGCTGCAAAAATATTTGCCGCATATTCAGATGGTACAAATTTAAACGAAATATCTTTAGATACTTTAGGCGGATCTATCGCGGCTGCAGATATTACAGGAACAATTTCAACTGCACAAATAGCAGACAACGCAGTTACAACAGCAAAAATTTCAGACAATCAAATTACAACTGCTAAAATTTCAGACAATCAAATTACAACTGCTAAAGTTTCTGATTTACAAATTACAACTGCTAAACTTGCTGACGATTCAGTTACGCCAGATAAATTATCTAACACTGCTGTTACAGCAGGTTCATACGACTTAGCAACTATTACTGTAGATGCACAAGGTAGACTTACTGCAGCATCAACTGGAGTTGCGGGTGGTGCTAATATGCTACCAACATTTGCTAGAACAAATGCTGTTAGCGGAAATTACACAGCACAAACAAACGCTAATTCTATTGTTGCTTATCTTTCTGGAGGAGGAGGCGCCGGAGGCTCTGGTTGGACGCAAAATAATTCAGGTGGTGCTGGTGGAATGGGTGGAGCAGGATATAAATTTATAGATGTAACTCATCCTTATACTCAAAGTTTCAGTATAGGTAATGGAGGAAATGCTGGCGGACAGTTTCAACCCGGTAACGCTGGTAACGCATCAAATTTTGGTAATATAATGCAAGCAAATGGCGGTGCTGGTGGTAATGCAAGCGTTAGCCCTAGTCCGGGTGGTGCAGGAAGCATAAACGGAGCTTTATTTAATCTTAACAATGCATATGAAAGCCAAACTGGTGGAAGACCCAATGTATTTGGTTTGAGCGACAAAGGTGGCGGCGGTGGCGGTAATGAAGCCGGTACAAACGGATATTTTATTGTTTATGAAAATATAGGGACAACGTAGAATATGGCAAAAATAATTATATCTCCTTCTGATAGTGCATGGCATAAAGTTACTAGCAAAACTGGTTACGAAACAACTATACAGGAATCTCGTCAAGACGAAACTACGGTTTTGAATATAACTGAAGAACAATTTAAATGGATAAGAATGGGTTATTGTTCTGTTTCAGAAAACAACGGAGAGATTTCTATATCAAAATATTTCGCAGAACCATTAGATATTTCATATACTCAAGAAGTAGTAGAGGACTGTATTGAAAAAGAACTAATAAGATTAAAGCAATGGAAAAATCATCACACATCTAGTGATCTTATGTATTCTGATGTTTCTGCTTTAATAACAAGTTTAGAAACAATTGATCTTTCAGATATTTCTTGGCCTCAATCAAATAAACATTTAATAGATATTTTAAGTTCTAAAAATATAACTTTTATTACTGATTCAGAATTAACATACAGTAATTAAAGTATTTACTTAATTATAAAAGTAATATAATACTTATTTATGTTTGAAGAAATAATAAAATTTAAAGCACCTAAAGAATACATTGATTCTTTAGACAAAAATCTTTATCCAAAACCAATTAAATTAAACATACCTGATTGGTATAAACATTTAAAACATACGGGAAAAGATCAAACTATAAAAGGATGTATGCCTTTTTTAGATACTTTAACAACAGGTTATATATTATCTATTCCTCAAGAATCACATTTTCATTGGGAATATAATAAACAAGATAATAAAGAGTCTGAAGGATATAGATTTTCTTTTAAGGATACTTTCGTAGGCGATATTAATTTAAATAGTGGTGAAAGTATAGGAAATGAATTACATAGTCCACGTCAAATAGAAGGATCAGATCTTAATAATAAATCAAAATTTCCAGTGTATAAATTTTTAAATCCATGGACTATTGAGACTCCTCCAGGATACTCCTGTCTTTTAGTTTCTCCATTAAATAATTCTGATAAAAGATTTTCTATAATAAGTGGAATTGTAGATACAGATACCTATAACAGTCCTATTAATTTTCCTTTTATAATAAATAAAAAAATAATAGAAGATAATGAAATACTTATTAAACAAGGAACTCCATATGTTCAGGTGATTCCTTTTAAAAGAAAAAATTGGAAAATGAAAATTGAAGAAATTTCAAAGGAAAAATTATTTTCTTTTAATTTAAATTTCAAATCTATTATTTAGGTTTAAAAGATTTTGGTCTTATACTTGTGAAAATAGTCTCTGAATTTCATATAACTCAATTTTTTGAAAAAAAAGAATAATGGAATTTAAAATTATAGATAATTTTTTAGATAAAAATTATTTACAAGAATTAAAAAAAGCTGTTTTTTCTCCAGATACCCCTTGGTTTTTTAGAGAGTCTATAACTGATTATAAAAAAGATGAAGAAAAATATTGGTACAACCACAACATATATTCTGAACAAGAACCTAAATCTGGATTATTTCCACATATTAAAATAGTATTAAATAAATTAAATGCTGTAGCTATTAATGAAATAAGAGTTAATTCCATGAATTCTTTAAAAGAACACTATGAGTGTGAATGGCATGTAGATAAAAATTTTAAATGTAAAACAGCAATTTTATACCTTAATACCTGTAATGGTTATACTCTTTTAAAAACAAATCCAGAAACAAAAATAAACACTATTGAAAATAGAATAGTTATCTTTAACTCAGAATTAAAGCATAAAGCAGTTAGTGCAACAGATACAAAAAGAAGAATACTAATAAACTTTAATTATTTTGATAGTCCATGTGCTTTAACAACATAAAAAACAATGGAAATAAAAGAATACATTGGACAATATAATTTTATAGACCCAAATACTGTTTCTACTTTTTTAAAAACTTTTTCTAAAATAAAAGAATTTGAAGACGCTGTAATTTCTAATTATGGTGAAGATATTATAGATAAAAAAATTAGAAATGTACAAAATTATTATTTATCAAAAAATAAAAACTTAACTGAAACTCATTGGTTTAATTACTTTTGTTATGGCTTAGGAAAGGTTTCTTCAGTGTATTTTAAAGAAAGAAATATAGATTATAGATTAAAAAAAATCGAAGCACTTAATTTATTAAAATATCCCGAAAAAGGTTTCTATAAAAAACATTATGATTCTGGAAATATTCATAGAGAACTTTCAGCAGTTATTTTTTTAAATAATGATTACGAAGGAGGTCATTTACAATTTTTTAATCCTAAAACAGAAGAAATTATGTTAGATATAAAACCAGAAGTTGGTAAAATTGTTTTATGGCCTAGTAATTTTATGTTTCCGCATCAAGCTACACAAGTAACTAAAGGAACTAGATTTGCAATTATATCATGGATGATTTAGGCATTTTGTAAGTGAAATACGTGTTAAATAATACAGAAATAAAGATCATATAATACATTTAATAAAGCTTTAAAATAGGGTATAATGCTTTCATGGCTTTGAATTTAATTAACATAAGACCAGGGTTTAATAAACAAATTACAGATACCGCTGCTGAAGGACAATACGTAGACGGTGATTTTGTAAGATTTCGTTACGGGTTTCCTGAAAAAGTAGGAGGATGGTCTTCTATTACTACAGACACCTTAGCCGGTGCCGTAAGAGCACAGCACCAGTGGTCTGATTTAGATGGCAATAGGTATATAGCACTTGGATCTCAAAGAGGATTATATATTTATTATGGAGGAGCGTATTACGATATTACTCCATTAGAGACAGCGCAAACAGGAGGAACGTTTGATACTACAGACACCTCGCCAACGGTCACCGTAAACTTAGTTGGCCATAACATGATTGCAGGAGACTACTTTACTTTTACAAGTGTAACTCCACCATCTGGTGCAGGATACACAGCAACCGATTTTACTGATCAAACTTTTGAAGTAATCAGTGCAACTATTAATACTTTTACAATAACAATGGCAGCTAATGCGACAGCTACTACTGCAGCTTCAGGAGCATGTACTGTAAACAGATATGTTAAAGTAGGTCCTATTGGACAGACTTTTGGTTTTGGATTTGGTACAGGATCTTATGGAGGAGCCTCTGGATTAACTACTACTTTAGATGGAGCGATTGATGCCGTAGTTACCACTATTACTTTAACTTCTACTGCAGGTTTTCCAACAACAGGAGTTATTAAAATAGACAATGAACTTATAAGTTTTACAGGTATTTCAGGAAATGATTTAACAGGATGCACTAGAGGATACAATGGAACTTCTGCGGCTTCGCATGTTGATAATGCAGGGGTTGAATACTTTACTGCATGGGGTGCAGCGTCTTTATCTTCTACGGTTAGACTAGATCCAGCTAGTTGGAGTTTAGATAATTTTGGACAAATATTAACTGCAACTATATTAAATGGTAGAACATTTACATGGCAGCCAATAAGTAATAACAATAATGCTTTAGAGGTTAGAGCAACTCTTATGGCAAATGCTCCTACTAGAACAGCTATTTCAATCGTATCCGATACAGACAGACATTTTATACATTTAGGAACGGAAGCAACTATTGGAGATACTTCAAGTTTTGATCCAATGTTAATTAGATTTTCTGATCAAGAAAATTATAGTGAATATCAACCAACTTCTATTAACACAGCAGGTACTTTTAGAATAGATGATGGAACACATATCGTAGGTGCGATAAGAGCAAAAGATTATATTTTAGTTTTAACCGATACTGCTGCTTATACCATGCAATATGTTGGAGCTCCTTTTACTTTTAGTATTAGAAAAGTAGGATCTAATTGTGGTTTAATGAGTTCTAAGGGAGTTGTTTTCGTAGATGGTATTGTTTATTGGATGGATGATTCTGGTTCTTTTAATGCTTACAATGGAACAGTTGTTAAAATTCCTTGTTCAGTTGAAGATTTTGTATTTAATACAGCTAACCCAGGAGACTTAGGATTTAATTATGACGCTGGAAAATTAGTATACGCTAGTCACAATTCATTATTTAATGAAATAAATTGGTTCTATCCTTCAAATACAGCTACTGAAATAGATAGATGTGTTACATATAATTACTCAGAAAAAGTTTGGTATACAAGTTCTTTAGCTAGAACATCTTATTACGATGCTCATCTATTTGATAAACCTTATGCTACTTCTTTTGATTCTACAGGAGTCCCTACTTTCCCAGTTATCCAAGGAGTGACAAATACTTCTGGTTCTGCTACATTCTGGGAACATGAAACTGGAACTGATCAATTGGCTAATGGAGTGACTACAACAATTTCTTCTTTTATTGAGACTGGAGATTTTATGATACACCTAGACGGTGATGGAGAATACTTTACAAAAGTTAGAAGATTTATACCTGATTTTCAAAGACTAGATGGAACTGCAACGGTTACAATTTTATTAAAAGACTATCCATCAGATACAGCATCTAGTTCTTCTTTAGGACCTTTTTCTGTAACATCAAGTACTCAAAAAATAGATACACGTGCTAGAGGAAGATCAGCTAGTTTAAAAATAGCTAATCTATCTAGCGGAGAAACTTGGAGATATGGAACTTTTAGAGCAGACATACAACCTGATGGTAGAAGATAATGGCTAAGGTAACTAATTTTATTCCAGAACCTACTCCAGATTATGATCCACAAAATCAACAACAACTTCTTCAATCATTAGAAACAATGAAAAATCAATTAAATAGTTCTTTTCAAGAGGATTTAAAACAAGAAGTAGAAAGATATACTTGGTTTGTAAATTAAATGGCTAATATATATAAAAACGCAAAACTAGATTTAACAACTAACACAGTTACAACTTTATATACTGTACCATCAAACTCTAGAGCCATTGTAAAATCTATATTAGTTTGTGATGACACTAATAATGGTAGTGACATAACAGTTACTTTATATCCAGGAGATCCTGGTGCAGGAGGTGGAATTGTTTTATTTAAAAATAAAGCTATAGCGGGTAATGCTACAGAGCAATTAATAAGTCAGCCATTAATTATGCAAGAAAATGAAGTATTGGAAGTAGTTGCTGCAGACGCAAATAGATTACACATTACAGCGTCAATATTAGAAATAAATAGAGAAGACATATAGTGGCTAAAAAATTTAAAGACTTCGTAGTAAGAGACAAGCCTAAAAAAAGAGGTCCTCGAAAACATAAGAAATCATTATCGAAAAGTGAGAAGCGTCAAAAAAGATTAAAACGTTACAAGGGCCAAGGTAAAGGCTAGACAAATAAACCTAAAAGTACTATATAAGTCATATGGAAATAAAAAGAATACCAGCAAAAGCAAAAGAAATTGTTAAAAATAAAAGAACAGGTGTAATTTATACGGATAAAGCAGCATTTGATGCAGATGTGGCTGATTCAAATACAGACACTACAACAGAAGATTTTCAACAAGACTTAGAAATTACTGTTGCTTCTTTACATGTAGACGGCGAAGCTAACTAACAATTAATTTATGCAACCATTAGGTGGAACGGAGCTTCAATACGCTCAGTTATATAAACACGTAGATAATACGCTGTTAGATAAATTTCAAATAACTACTTCTATTCCAGAGAAGATAACTCTATCTAAAGATAAAATTAATATTCTTTGGGCACAAAACTCATATGATCAAGGTAATCTGGCTCCTTGGTTTAAAGATAAATCTAATCATAATAAATATGATTGGTATGTATTCAACTCTCATTGGTGTGCTGAAAAATTTAGAATGGCTTTTGAAGTACCTCCTGAAAAATGTGTGGTTATTAAAAATGCCATAGAAAAATTTGCAGATAAACCTATTCACAAGAACGGTGATAAAATAAAATTAATATATACTTCTACTCCATGGAGAGGATTATCTGTGTTATTAGGTGCTATGCAGCTAATTAAAGATCCTTTAATTGAACTAGATGTTTATTCTTCTACTCAAATATATGGAGATGCTTTTAAAAATGCTAATGATGATTCTTATCAAGCTTTATATGAACAAGCTAAAAAATTACCTAATGTAAATTATATAGGATATGCTTCTAATGAAAAGATAATGAAGAAGATGGGTGAGTATAAAATATTTGCTTATCCTAATATATGGGAAGAGACTTCTTGTATGTCAGCTATTGAAGCTTTAGGAAGCGGACTTCATGGAATTGTAACTAATTATGGAGCTTTGTTTGAGACATGTTCAGAGTGGCCGACTTACGTTCAGTACGATAGAGATTATAAAAATTTAGCTAGATGCTTTGCTTATGCAATTGAAGGAATTGCATCACAACTTCATTCAGTAGGAATGCAACAATTATTAGATTCTCAAGTATCTTTTTACAAGAAGTTTTATAGTTGGGAGAATAGAAAAAACGAATGGACTAACTTTTTACAAGGAGCTTATGATTCAAAATCACGAACCAATTTGGTTTAACGAAGAACACTCGACACCGGACACTAAGAAACCAGAAGCAGGTTATTCTTTATTTGTAGCAACACCCGTACATAGTGAATGCTCTATTCATTATGCACAAGCTTTATTAAATTTACAAAAATATTGTTTTAAAAAAAATGTAAAACTATGGTTTCAAATAATGAAATCTTCATTAGTTACTCAAGGAAGAAACATGTGTGTAAGTGCATTTTTACAACAAAAAGATGCTACTCATTTATTATTTGTTGATTCAGATATTTCTTTTAACGAAGCTGCTCCAGAAAGATTAGTGGCTTGCGATAAAGATGTTATTTCTATTCCATATCCTTTAAAAGATATTAATTGGGACAAAGGAATGCATATGATTAAAGAGGGTAAAATTAAAAAAGCTAAAGATTTAAGAAACAAAGGTTTTTATAGATACCCAATGAAGGTAGAAAATAATGATGCTATTAAAATTAAAGATGGAGTTATTAAAGTAGAACATTCTCCAACAGGATTTATGTTAATTAAAAGAGAAGTAATTCTTAAAATGATAAAAGCTTATCCAGAAATGAGGATTGATCAAGACCAAATTATTAATGGTAAAAATGAAAAACTACCTGATTTTTGGAACTTCTTTGATACTCAATTTGACCCTGTCAAACATACCTACACAGGAGAAGACTTTGCTTTTTGCCAAAGATGGAAAGACATTGGAGGCGAATGTCATGCTTGGATTATGGATCACATTACTCATATTGGAGAACATCAATATACTGGTCGTTTTGCCGATGAGTTGATAAAGACTGACTAAAATGGTAGAATTTGTAAGTTATATAACTTATAAAATTTAGGAACAGGAGCTAAAATTGGATCCATTTACAATGGCTTTGGCCACATTCGGTGTACAAAAATTAAGAGGTAAATCTACTAAAAGATCTTTCAGAGATGCTATGATGATAGGAGGCTTAGGTCAACTAGGCGGAATGACTGCAGCAGGACAAAATGCAGGTCTTACATCTTTTGGATCAGGAGCAGGACAAATTTCAAGTTTAGGACAAACTGGAGCAATGCAAGGACTAAATACTTTATTTAATCCAATGAAGGCATCAGGGGCAATACCTAACATGGGTGATCCTGCAGCTAATGTTGCAACAGGGGGAGTTCAATCTGGCGGTGGAATTATGGAAACTTTAAGAGGTTTCATGCCTAAAACTACTGCAGGACAAATAGCAGCAGCATCTTTTGCACTTCCTTTACTATCCGGTGACGATGGTCCTGATAAAATGTATTTACCTATACCTAATCAAAATTATACTAAATATGCTAACTACGGTTTTGGAGCAACTCCAACTGGATTTCAAACAAGAGATTATGTAACTGGAACAGATTCTCCTTTAGTACAACCTGGAGAATATAAAACAGCAGAAGAAGTTTTAGGTGATGAACCTACTCAAAGTTTTAAAGCAGTAGAAATGAATACAGGTGGACTTGCTAGTATTGCAAAATTTAACGAAGGTGGAATAGGTCAAGTTCTTCCTTCTAAAATGACTCATGATGAAAATGATGCTAATAACTATGATAGAGCAAACGGTTTTGTAATGGATGGAACAGGTCATGGAAAAGATCACGAAGATACTATGTTAGCTCAATTAGCTGATGGAGAGTTTGTATCTAGATCTCATGCAGTTTTAGGTGCTGGTATTATTGCTGGAGCAAGCCCTAGTGATAAATCAGATCAAAGAAAAAAAGGTGCTAAGTTTTTTTACGATCAACAAAAACAATTTAAAAGAATTTTTGATTTAATAAATGCAAACAAAACAAAACATTAAACCTGTTTCACAACAGGTACAAATTATATCTGTACTCCCTGAAGAAATAGATAAATTTTGGGGACTAGTAGAATTTTTAATTGCGGAAGCTCTTAAATATGGCGGATCTTATGCAGATCTTAAAGACATAAAAGAAGAGTTAGAAAAAGATAGAATGCAATTATTTGTAATGTTTGGACAAGATGAAGACGGAGAAACTAAAGTATTTGGTTGTTGCACGACTAGAATTTTTGTTAATCCAAACTTTAGTGAATTACAAGGATGTATCTGTACTGGAAAGAAATATCAAATGTGGGTAGATCAGTTAGTACATACATTAGAAAATTTTGCAAAGATTAATAAATGTAAAAGATTAAATATGTTAGGAAGACCAGGGTGGAAAAAATTTGTAGGAAATCATGGTTGGAAAGTAAAACATTATCAATATCAAAAGGAGATTAATTAAATGAGTTTATTTGGCGGCGGAGGTGGTGGCGGCGGTGGATCGCAACCGGACACTACTACACAATATATTAGAGAAGCACCAGGAATAGAAGAACGAAAAATTGGTTTAATGGATACTGCAGCAGAGCTTGCAAGAACTCCAGTTAATATTCCAACAATTCAAACTCAAGGTTTAGGTGCATTAGAGCAACAAGGTATTACTCAATCAGGAGTTACAGGTGTTGGTGCTAATACTTTAAACGCAGGTATTGGTTCAGTGTTAGGTGCACAAGGTGCTGCAGCTTTAGATCCAACTTCTACTCAGTTTCAAAATTATTTTAATCCTTATCAGTCTTTCATTACAGATGAGATTAATAGACAATCTCAAATACAACAAAACCAAATAGGCCAAAACGCAGTTATGGGTGGAGCATTTGGTGGTGGACGTGAAGGCGTTCAAAGAGCAGAACTAGGTGGAAGAACTTTATCTGCTATAGGACAAGCTCAAGGAACTGCTTTCCAAAATGCATTGAATGCGTTTCAGAATAATCAATCTTTACAAGCTCAAACAAATTTACAGGCTGGTTCTCAATTAGGGCAACTTGGTCAAGCTCAACAAGGTATGGCGCAACAAGACATTAATCAATTGATGGCTGCAGGTGGTTTACAAAGACAACTTGGTCAACAAGCACTAGATGCTCAAAGACAAACTGAATTACAAAGAGCTTACGAACCTTATCAAAGAGCAGAGTTTGTTAAAAACATTTACGCTGCAGGTCCTACAACTCAATCAAGTATTACTCAAACAACTTCACCTGGAACTAATCCACTTGCTCAAGCGGCAGGTGCTGGACTAGGTGCTTACGCAACTTATTCGGCTTTAAATAGAGCTCCGGCAGTTCAAAACGCTGCAACAAATACTGGGAGAGCTTAGCATTATGGATAAAACCTTAATGAGACCTTTGTTTAGGAAGAGAGCTACTCAACTTAGAAAAGTTGATGGTAAAGCTGTTCCTAAATTTTTTGTTGGGGGAATTATGAGTGCAGGGAATATGATTAGAGCGGCAGCTGCTCCTGCATTTAGATATATAGGAACTAAAATGTCTGGACCAAAAGTTTCAACTGCATTAGCAGGAGCGGAAGCAGCTGGTGTAGGTTATGGTGTTAATGAAATGGCTCAAGGTTTAAGAGAAGGAGACACTGGACAATTTATAGAAGGTGCTGCTTATGCTATACCAGGTGCTGCTTTTTTACCTTCAACTATGAAGAGATCTGGAATCGCAGCTATAAAAGAATTAGGAGAATTTGGAGCATCAAAAACAACTCCTGCTGCTAAAGCATTAATAAACAATCCATATAAAACAGCTGGAGGATCTATTGGTGCCGCTTTAGTTGGACAAGGTATGCAAGGTCCAGGAAATTTAGCAACAGATATGAGCCAAGTTTCTCCAGAAATTAAATCTATTGAAGAAAGATTAATTTACGAAGAAAAACCAGAATACAAACCAGATCCAAAGAAAAAAGTTACAGATAATTTAAAAGATTACAAAGAACAAGTAAAAAATTTTAAACCTAAACCTATTGGTATTATGAATCCTTCAAATCCAGAAGAAATTCAATTAAATGACGATTTACCTAAAGCAAATAAAATTATATCAATTGCAGAAGAACTTGGATTAGATGTAAATAATCTTGCTTCAGCTGGAGAAGAAACTTTAAAAAAAATAGCTGAACAAACAGATGTACCTTTACCAGATGTTATGAGATTATCTGGATTTAATAATCAAGATCCAGAACCTATTGCACCTACTATACCAGGACAGATTGATCAGGTAACTAATAATATTCCTGGAATGACAGATGATGAAGTAAATAGAATGGTTAAGAATAGACAAAATGAAATTAAAAAAGCAAATAACCTATCTCCATTAAGTAAAGAATTTGCACAATTTAAAGATCAATTAAATGAAATGACAGGGGGTAGCGGTAATTTAAATAATTTAATAGCCATGAAATTTGCAGCAAAATTAATGTCAGGAAAAACTAGACAAAAAGGTTTATCGGGACTTTTAGATATAACTGGACAAGGTTTAGAATCTACTGCTAATGACTTAATGAATGTAGCTTTAGCTCAAAAAAATCAAGATATGACTTTAGCTCAAGCATTTTTAAAATCTAAAGCTGATGCAGCGAAAGCGGCAAAAGCTGGACCAGGTTTTGTAGGTGGAGATAAAGTATTTAAAATAGAAGATCCTAAATACCCAGGACAGTTTTACAACGTAAAAGGTATGAGAGGTAAAGATGGAAGAAATTATGTTTTGAATAGAAACAATGAACCTGAATTAGCTCCTCCAGGAGCAGTTGGATATGAAGTAAAAGAAAACGCAGATAAAATGAATTTATATGCAGCTAACTTGGAAGAAAATAAAAGAGGAGCTGAAATGATTGATTTTGTTATTAATGCTCTTCCTGAAGCAGGAACATTTGATGCTGCATTTGGTTTAGCAAAAGAAGATGTGTTTGGAACTTTCGAACAAGTAACAGGAGCAAACGGAATAACTGGTTCTGATTTTGATGCTGAAATAAAAACTTTAATGAGAAATAATGAAGATCAAAAAGTAGCAGATAAATTACTTGAAAACTATGAAAAAGATATGACTGAGGGAGTAGATAAAAGAGCTAAAGAAATGTATAAACAAGCTAAAAAAGACATGGGTGGAGGATTTTTATCAAGACCTACAGATGCACAACTAGCAACATTTACTAAACTAGCTTTAATTGAACAACGTATGAAATATCTTGTTGCGAATGCAAACAAATCAGAAGATAGATTAACTCAAAAAGATATTGATAACGCAGCACAGCGTACAGAGATTATTAAATTCTTTGGTTCAGCTAAAACAGTTAGACAAAACTACGTAAATTTAAAAGAAGAATTTGAAAATAAAGCTCAAGGATTTGCTATGCAATATAGAAGAGCAGGCGGAACAGAATCTTCTATGCAATACTTTAAAGAAAATGTACCTGGAGTAGAAAATTTATACACTGAAAAAGAAAAACAATTTTTAGCAAAACAAAAAATACAAAATAAAGAAAATAGAAATGAAATTTTAAGTACTATACCCATAGCTGGAGGTCAATAATGGTTGCTATAAATCAATTACAAAAAGCTATTGATGCAAAACAAATAGATACTCGTTCTTTAAGTCCAGAACAGTTAGGAGCTTTAGATGATGCATTCAAAACAGGTGAATTAAAAGGATATAATAGCATAGGTGAGTATGAGAAATTAATTGACCTAGGAGCTATGAGTGTGGCTCAAGGTAAAATGAAAAGATTAAAATCTTTTGAATCAGCTACAGGAGTAGGTAGAGGAGATTTGGTATTAGCTGGAACTTTAGGTTTTGGAATGCTTCCTTACATGGTGGAAAGAGAAGCTTTGGTAAGTTCTTATGTTAAAAATGGTTTTAAAGATGTTTACGGAATAGATAATAGATACGTAGCAGGATCAAGTATTTACCAAAAAAGATTATCTAAAATGAGTGAGTTTGCTAAAAAATTAAAAAAAGTACCGGGACCAGTAGGTGCTCCAGTTAGATTATTAGGTAATACAATTGGAATGTTAGATAACACTGTAGATTTTTTTAAAAAAATACAAAAGTTTGGACCTAGTCCAGCGTTAGCAGTTGAGGCTAAAGCATCTTTAGGAGCAATAGGAGGAGCAGCCGCAGGAAGTGCTGCATTTGATATGGCTAATTTAGGTTCTGATTTTGTAGGAGCTACTTCAAAAGATTTAGCTGAATTAACAGATAGTCAAGAAAGACAATTACCTTTTGTTGAAAGAATGTTTCTTAATGGACTTAGAGCAAGTAGAGATGAAATGTTATGGACAGGTGGCGCCTTAGGTTTAATAGGATTAGTTAGAAATGCAAAAGGAATGGTTAAGTCTTCATTAGATTTAGATAAAGCTCAAGCAAAAGAAATTGCTGCGGCAGCAGAAAGATCCGGTCAACCAATTAATATAACTAATTTAATTCCAACAAATACTCCTGGATTAAAAGGAGCTTGGCAAGGTTTTGTAAAAAAATTCTTTACTACTCTTGGGGTATATCCACTTGTAGGAGGATCTTTAAAAGATTTCAATAGAACTTTTAATGCTAATTTAACTCAAGAACAATTTGTAAATACTATGAATAATTTAGATCTTCCGCCATCAGTTAATAATAGTATTCTTAACTTTGCAGGAGTAAATCAAATTAAATCTGAATTTAATAATGTTTGGAAAACTATTGATGATGAATATGGAAGATTTAGAAATCATTATGAGGAATTAGGTAATCCTACTTTCATACCAACTACAAATGTAAGAAATGAAACTAAAGTATTATTAGATAGATTAAAATTAGAGTATCCAGAAAAATTTGATATATGGGACGGTTTAGAAAAAGGAGCTAAAGAGTTAACAGATGTAGATGATCCAATGGTTCAATACATTAAATATTTAAATAGATTAACTGATCCAAATGATTACTACAACAAAGGTGGGTACATTCGATTAAGCGATATGTTAGGTTTATCTAAAATGTTAACTAAAGCATATACAGGTAGTCAGTTTAAAGTAGTAGATAATGAAGTAATTAGATTTAAAAAAGCTTTTGAAAATGATGTAAACTCATTAGGAGAAGCTGCTAACAGAGATATATTAAAAGATAAAATATTTAAAGACGAATATGCAACGAAGCTTTCTCAAGAAGGACCCGAAGCAGCAGAAGCTTTTTTAGATAGAAATGTTAATGTAGCAAATTCAGCTTTAAAACAATTACAAGAAGCTAATGCTTATTACTCTATGGTTTTAAGGCCTTTTGAAAAAGATTCTGTAGCTAGAAAATTAATGGCAGTAGATAGAAAATTATTTGCTAGTAAGGGTATTGATATGACAGGGATAGAATCTATTGCACCTGATCAAGTTTTTAATAAAGTAATTAAAGGAACTTTAGCTGGAGATAGTCCTATTGCGGTTCAACAATTAAAAAGAATATTAGGAGTAACAGATTCTTCATACGATATATTAAAAGCAGATGGGACGATAGATAGAACAGTTAAAATACCTATTAGTAAAGAATCACAAGCAGTTTGGGATAGATATGTTAAGAGATGGGTATTTGATTCTTTTAATAACGCAACACTTAATCCTATAGATTTAGATAGTTTACCTGCTCAAAAAATTGCTGCAGAAGCTCAAGAAAAAGGTTTTATTAGAAGAAATTTTAATCCTTTAGATGCAGATGCGGAAAAAAGAGTAAGAGCTAAAACTAGAACTGATGAAATTAGTAATCTAACTCAAGTAGATGCAAGAGTATTTACTGAAGGAGGAACGCTAGCAAATATAGAAGAAGGCTTAGTACGTAACCATGATTTTGGAAGTTTAGATATTAATAAATTTATTCAAAATTTAGGTATAGAAAATTCTATGGGTAGAGATAAAATAAGAGTTATATTTGGTGGAGGAGCCAAAGGAGAAAAAGCTCTTAAAATGTTTGATGACCTTATTGAAGTTAAAAAAGCAGTAGACTCTGTTCCTTCTACAGATCCTGCTAAATTCATTCAAAGAAGTTTAACTTTAAAAGCAGGGGGCGGCCAAGGAGGTATGACTACTACAGCTGTTACAGGAGCAGTTTTAGGTATAGGAAATACTTTAAAACTTATATTGGGAGCTAAGTTATTTGGTGATGTTATTTCAAGTGCAAAAATAGCAGAGAACGTAATGGAGATGAATAAAGCTCAAAGATTTTTATTAAATGCAGATGCGGATTCTATTTTCCCTGGAAAAGGTAGAAGACCTTTAACTCCTAAAGTTTATAATGATGCTTTATTAACTTATGGAAGAATGGTTAATAGTTTATTTGAGGCAAGAGGAGATGAGTTTAGAGTTAATCCTAATAAAATAGATTTTGAAGAAGTTAGACAAAAATTATTATCTTTAGAACCAAGAGTTCCTTCTGCACCAGAAACTTATGATTTTGGAACAATGCCTAAGTTTACAAGAGATAGAATTTATCCAGAATATGATGTAAGTAAAAAGTTAAGTGCTGAAATGAGAACAGCAGGAGAAGAATACTTAACTGGAGCGTCTATAATGGGAGCTAGTCATGATCAATTTCAAAAAATTATGAACTCTAATCCTATACAACAGGCAGCAGAAGCACCTGTTAACACACCTCCAGTAGAGCCGATTACTGCACAATCGACACCGGCTACTATGCCAACGGCCACTCAACCTACAGCAAATCAAGGAGAACAATTTGCAGCATTGTTTCCTCAAGATACATTAGGACAAGCTTTAGCTAATCGACCACAACAAATGAATCAAGGTGGATTGGTAGAGGATGCTTACAAAGCAGCAGATGAGGTTCTAAGTGCCTAAAAGAACTTCAGCTTTAAATAAAATTGAATACCATGAAAAGATTTGCAGATTAATGCAAAAACAAACATTCGAAAAAATTGAAAAGATAGAAAGCCGTATTAATAGACTAGAGAAGTTTATTATAGGGGGTTTAGGAGCTATACTTTTAGCTGTACTTTCTAACCATATGTAGTATTAATATGGAATGATATTTACAGAAGAAAATAAAAAACGAAGCTGCTTCTATGGGAACTGAAATGCATTTAGTAATTGAAAAATATTTAGAGGGAGAAGGTTATTTAAATATTTCTGAGAAAGGAAACAGAGCAAGAAAGATGGCTCATACTATTCTTAAAAACATTAGTGGATTAACTGAAGTTTGGGGAAATGAAATTAGTTTAGCTTATCCAGAAAAATATGCGGGAGCAACAGATTGTATTGGAGTTATAGACGATAAAGTAACTATCTTTGATTGGAAACAAACTAATAAACCAAAAAAAAGAGAATGGAGTGCAGTACAAGATTATTTTATTCAATTAGGAGCATATAGTTTAGCTCATGAAAGTATGTATGGTAAAATAGATCAAGTTAAAATATGTATGTGTTCTAGAGATTTTAACTATCAAGAATTTTCATTAGAAGGTCAAGAGCTAAAAGACTACCAGGATAAATGGTGGGAACGATTTGAAAATTATTTAAAAGCTACTTCTTAATCATATCTTTATTACTATACATTAAATTTCCTGAAATTGTAATTCTTTCTCCTTCACTAAAAAAAGGGTAGACACAATGATTTAAATCAGAATTAAAAAATACACCACTTTTCTCCCATTTTTTATCTACAAATAAAGTGGTTTCATCTATATTTCCTTTTTGATCTGAGTTTAAAGAAAAAAAAGATAAACCCGCTGACTTATTGCAGTTAGAGTTACAACCAGGAGATTTCAAATGTTCTTCTTCAATTAAAAAAGGTATTTTTAAAAAAATAATAAAACTAAAAACTCCAGAATGACAATGCATTGGATTAAATTCATGTTTCTTTTGATAATTTACCCATAGACTAGATATAGTTAAAGTTTGTGCATTAGGATAAAGTACTTCATCTAAGCTATTTTTACAACGATTCATTAAAGGCTCTATTTTTGACAATTCAAAAAAAATAAAAGGTTCTAATAAATGCATATATTTAGTTAATGAATATTCTTCTTGTATATTTCCTGCTAATGCTTCAGTACTAAGTTCTGATTTATCTGTTATCCAAGTTAACAATTTTTTATTAATGTCTTCTGGTACATTAAATTTGTAAATCATTTTTTAGCTATTTTGTCCCTGTTAGGACCTTCTTTAATAATGTAATCTTGAGTTCCGTTAGCACCTGTTTCAACTTCTTTCTTTAAGTTTCTAAACAGAGTCATCTCTTTTACTTTTTTATATTGTTGTTTTAAGAATGCTTCTATTACTTTTGTATCTCTCATTAAATAATTATAAACTATTTTAGCCAGTTTTTAAACTCATCTCCCATGGTTGCTGTAGCTAGTTTATCTTTTTGATGAAGAGAACTTAAAATACGTTCATCTAAGCTATTTTTACATATAATATCTGTATATAAAACTGTTTTAGTTTGACCAGATCTGTGTGCTCTATCTTCAGATTGTCTTCTAACTTCATAGTTAAAGTTATTAGAAAAATAAACTACATTAGTAGCTGCAGTTAAAGTAAGTCCAAAACCACCTGTTGTTGGGTTACCTACAAAGAACTTACATTCTGGATCTTCTTGAAATCTTTTCATAGCAATAGTTCTTTTAGCTGAATCAATTGCACCGTAGTTTGCAACTACAGAAGCTTTACCATATTTGTCTTGAAGAAATTCAATAATATTTTCTATATTGTAAATATAGTTGGCCCATATAATCATTTTACCATCTGATTCATCTATTATATCCGACAAAGCATGTAGTTTAGGATTTTTAAATTCTTTTAGTTCTGCATCATTTGTTTTTACAAAACCGTTACCTACTTGATGTAGTTTAATTATTTCAGTTAATTTATTATTATAAGAAACTGCTTCATCTTCAATAATAGCAATAGCAGATTGTTTTAAAGATTTATAAACTCTTTCTTGTTCTTCATTCATGTCTACATATCTCTTAGTATATTGTTTCGGAGGTAGATCTAAACATTCATCTTTAGTAACACGATAAGAAAAGGTTTTTAATTTTTCTTCAAGTTCTTCTAATTTTACATAGTACTTAGGTATCTCTGTATATTTTCCTCCACCTAAATCTAATCTATGTGTAACACAATATCTATTTCTAAATGCATAGTAAGAAGAGAAACCTAGTAAATCTTCGTTTAAAAAACCACACTGAGTATATAAATCTAATGGAGATTTAGTGACAGGAGAACCTGTTAAGATTCTTCTATAAAAAGAATGTTTAGATAGTTTTAAAACATTTCTAGTTCTTATAGCTTTATGATTTTTAATTGTAGTAGACTCATCTATGATAGTCATGGCTTTATGTTGTTTTAAAAACTCCATGGCACCTTTAAGACCTCTAGCAGTAGATAAGGCTTCAACGTTCATACAAAAAATAGTTAAATCTTTATTTACTTTATAAGCTTGTTGTAATTTTTTAGGTTTATCTAAATTCCAAATATAAGTAGTGTAATCAATATCTGGACTCATATGTTTTTCAATCTCATCATACGCCCATACCGTGTATACGGATTTAGGTGCAATAATTAAAACACCTGTAATACCTTCATGTAATCTTAACAAACCAATATTATCTATTGTAACTTTTGTTTTACCCGTTCCCATTTCCATGAAGAAAGCGTAATTTAATTTATTCCAAGATTTTTCTAAGGCTGTTTTTTGATGCTCGTAAGGAGCGGTTTTAAAGTTAAACAAGTTCAACATAGTGCTTGACATATAATCTGTAATGACTATATAGTCAAGGGAATAAAGGAGGTCATTTTTATGAACCTAGAACAACTAACAAGTATAAGTATAGACACTAATAAAACCAAAGATATTGCAAATTTATGCAATGAATTAATTTCTCAAAATAAAATAGTAGAACAAGCAGAGAAAGCACTTAAAAATGCTAAATCGGAACAACTACGTTTATCTGAAGAAGTTATTCCTGCTGTAATGTCTGAGGCAGGAATATCAATGCTCAAACTAGAAGATGGTTCTTCTGTTGAGGTTGCACCTTATTATTATGCGAAAATCCCAGAAGATAAAAAAGCGGATGCCTTTAAATGGCTACGTGAAAATAACTTTGGGGATTTGGTTAAAAATAATTTAACCTTATCGTTTAATAAAGGAGAAGATTCTGATGCAGCTAGAATTAAAGCTGAGTTAGAAGCAAAAGGTCTTGTCGTAGACCAAAAAGAAGACATCCATTGGCAAACGCTTCGAGGATTTGTTAAAGAGCAAACCGAGAAAAATAAAACTATACCCTCAGATTTATTTGGGTTATACGTTGCTAATAGAACAAAAATAAAAACTAACAAGTAACAACTATAGGAGTAACACATGGCACAAACACAATCGCCAAAATCAGAAGTAGTTAAAAAAGAAACTGCATCTGCACCATCGTTAGATGTTTCATCACTGGAACAGTTTGCTAACGCAGGAGCGGAAAACATTACATCAAATGATGTATCACTTCCGTTCTTAAAGATTCTCACTAACAATTCACCACACGTAACTCAAGGTGATTCTAAGTTCATTGAGAATGCAAGACCAGGACAAGTAATTAATACTGTTCTGAATAAACTTTATAATGGTAAGGACGGTTTTAAAGTCGTTCCTTGTTTTTATAAATTTGAATACGTAGAGTGGGCTGACAGAGGTACACAGAATTCTGTTGCACCTGTTAATTCATATCCTGCGGATTCAGACATTATGACTAAAACAACTAGAGGAGATGATAGAAAAGATAGATTACCAAATGGTAATTATATTGAACCTACTCATTATCACTATGTAGTAGTCGTGGATGAAAACGATCAACCGTCAGAGACAGCAGTTATAGTCATGAAGGCCACTCAAGCTAAGAAGTCTAAGAAGTGGAATTCAATGATGCTTTCTCAGAGAAGGAAAGGTAAAAACGGAATGTTCCAACCACCAACATGGTCACAAATCTATATGATGAAGACTATGCTTGAAAAGAATAGTTTAGGTTCTTGGTTTGGATGGGAAGTTGAACACCATAAAGATATTCCTAATCAAGATTTAATGGATACGGCTATGTCGTTCTATGAAACTTGTAAGCAAGGGAATACTAAGGTGAATCTTTCTCAAGAAGGCGAACCACAAGTAACATCAGCACCGTTTTAAATATGGTATCGCTAGAATTTTTTAGCGACCTATTCGGCGGATTGGACTCCGCTTACGGTACCTATGAGCTCAATGGGGCTCATAGGTCTGATGGTAAAGCAGAAGGCAAAGCGCTTACTAAGAAAGGGTCTGTAACAAGTGAATTATTTGAAAAACATCTAAAAGGAGAAGTCTCCATAGGTATTGTTCCAATTATGAAGGACAATAAATGTAAGTGGGGATGTATTGATGTAGATAAATATTCTATGGATATTAAATCTACTATTAAAAAAATTAGAGAACTAAAACTTCCACTCTTTCCTTATAGATCTAAGTCTGGTGGATTACATTTATTTCTACATATTGATGGTGTGGTAACTGCATCTGAAATGATTAATAAATTAACTGAGATAGCAGGCGTTTTAGGATTTGGAGATTGTGAAATATTTCCTAAACAAAGAACTATTAATGTAGAACTTGGGACCATAGGTAATTGGTTAAACTTACCTTACTTTAATGCAGAAATGACTATGCGATATGCATTAGATGACAACGGCCACTCGATACCTTCTGATAAATTACCAGAAGCTGTTGCTAAGTTTAGATTAAAACCAAAAGATTTTTACGAAATAAAAATTGAAGTAAAAGAAAATGGAGATGATATGTTTAAAGAATATCCTCCATGTGTACAATCATTTATGACAACTCAAATGGAGCAAGGCGGTAGAAATGAAGCTTTGTTTAATGTGGGTGTATGTATGATTAAGAAGTTAGGTAAAGAAGGAGCATGGGAACATGATCTTCAAGAAGTAAATAAAGCTTGGGGAGAAAATGCATTACCTGCACAAGAGGTTAAGGCTACAATTATTAATTCTTTAAACAAAGAAAAAGAATATAATTATAAATGTAATACTCCACCTGCTAAAAGGTTTTGTAATCAAGATCTATGTATTAAAAGAAAATTAGGTATAGGTAAAAGTAACTATAGTTTTTCTGTGGATTCTTTTCAAAAAATTAACACTAAGCCGCCTAAATATATTTTAACTATTGATAAGAAACCTATAAGATTAACTGGACAAGAACTTTGTCAGCAACAATTACTTAAAACACAATTGTTTGATACAGATATTGTTTGGAAGACTATGGAAAAGGAATCATTTCATTTGTGGTTAAACTATCTTAAAACAATACAAACTGATGTAGAAGGTTATGACTTTACTGATGATGATAAAGATGAGTTTGAATATCTATTCAAAAACTTTATTGACGATAACCAAGTTGCTGATGATATATCACAAACACAGAGCGACTATGTGTATGAAGAAGAAGGTTTTATGTACTTTAGACTTGAAGTCTTTAAAAAGTTTTTAAAGAAAGAAGGTCAGAATTTAAAAGCTCCGGAAGTAAAAGAAATATTAATAGACAATGGAGCAGAGTATATAAGAAAGCATAAGGAATACACAGCTAGACTTTGGAAAATATCTAAACCTAAGTTTGAATCTGTAAAAGATCGTAACGTTAACTTTAACAAAAAGTTGCCTAGCTTTGACCCAGATAAATAATCAATAAAACTGCAAAAATATTTGGGCCTCCTGGTACAGGGAAAACCACGAGGCTCATTAAAATAATAGAAAAATGGTTAAGGTTAGGTGTACAACCTCATGAGATTGTTTATGTTTCGTTTACAAACAAAGCTGTTAACGAAGCTGTATCACGAGTAATTAAAAAATTTACAAATTACAAAGAAGAAGATTTTGATAATTTTAGGACCATACATTCCTTCTGTAAAAAACATTTAGACAATGTGCAAGTCGTAGATCCTAGAGTAGACATGCTAGAGTTTCATACGGATTGGGGAACTGTTTCAGCTAATATGACTGATGAAGATATAAATAACAAGATATTTAATAACTGGTTTCTTAGAGTTTATGATAAATCTAGAAATTTACTAATAGAACCAGATGAAGCTTTTAGAAGAGAAGTAAATAAAAGAGGAAGATTAATTCAATACAGAGATATTATAAGAAACTATGAAGAATTTAAAAAGAATCATAAAATAGATTTCACAGATATGGTTGAAAAATATATTAAAGAAGTTAATCCACAACACTACAAAGTATTTATAGTAGATGAAGCTCAGGATCTTACTCCTCTTCAATGGAAGTTTGTCTATAAGATAGCAAAAAAAGCTAAAAGAATTTATTTAGCTGGAGACGATGATCAAGCTATATATGAATGGAATGGTGCAGATGTACATTCATTTTTAGGGTTTCCAGGAAAAGTATTTACCTTAAAAAAATCTTATAGATTAAATAAAGATATATATAATTTATCAAAAGAAATATTAAAATTTATAACTGTTAGGCAAGAGAAAGAGTTCACCAGTAATGATGTAAGAGGTTACATAGAAAGATACTCTAAGTTTAATGAGATTCCAATAGAGAAAATAAGTGGATCCTGGCTAATTTTAGGAAGAGTAAGAAATAATGTTAATGAATTAAAAGAGTTTGCTAAAGCAAAAGGTTTATATTTTCAAGATATGAGAGGTAATAAATCATTTAATATGAACAAATGGTTAGCTATTTCTTATTGGGAAAAATTAAAAAATAAAGGTACTCTTACTAAAGAAGAGGTGGGTATCATGTATGACTTTATACATGAAGTAAGAAGAGGTTGGAGAAAAATAGATGCAAAATCATGGTCAGCTATACATCCTAATGAACCTTTAGATCTAGATTTTTTAAAAACTAAAGCAGGGTTAGAAACACCTAACAGTAATTGGTGGGAAGTGCTGAACCGTAAATTTACTATAAAGGACTTGGATTATTTTGAAACTATGTTAAAAAACAATGTAGAACTTGATGACAAAGCTAATATTATTATTGATACTATTCACTCTGTTAAAGGAGGTGAAGCAGACAATGTTATTATTTATGAAAAATCTAATTGGCCTGCTCATTTTAACAGTAAAAATGGTGATGATAAAATGGCTGAAGCCCGGGTCTGGTATACAGGAGTGACTCGTGCTAAAAAGACACTTCATTTACTAGCAACAAACCATGAATTTTATTTTCCTATGGGGAGAATATTTTCTAACTATAAAAGGAGTATAGATGAGTAATAAAGATATGTTTGATGAAACGTTTCCACAACATAGGCAAATAGGAGGATCTCATTATAAAGATAATTTTAAAATACAACCTTATGAATTTATTTCAAAGAATGGTTTATCGTTCTTTCAGGGATGTGTTATAAAATATGTTTGTAGGTATTTATTTAAAGGAACTGCAGAACAAGACTTAGATAAAATTATACATTATTGTGAACTAGAAAAATTAAAATTAAAAGATGATACGAAAAGTAAGAAAAATAATCGTTAAACTTAGAATGTTTTATGCTGATATTAGGGGCCACCATGGTAAAAAATGGGATTATGAACCTGGAGATTGGTATATGGGTAGAAAAAATAAACAGAGGAAGAAAAAATGAGAAGATACATACTTGAACGGATATATCATTATTCAACCTATTTAACCAGTTGGTCTTGGCGTAAATTATATGGCGACAGAACTAAAAGAGGAGAAAAATAATGACTACCGAACTTACCTTTACAACGACTGATAGTGACTGGACACCGCCCACTAGCTACCCAGATTTAAGCGATCGTTCTATGATCGCAATAGATTTAGAGACTAGAGATCCTAATATTAAAAAAACAGGACCAGGATGGCCTACTAAAGATGGAGAGATTGTAGGAATAGCTGTAGCTACAGATGGATTCAAAGGGTACTTTCCTATAGCTCATGAAAGAGGAGATAATTTAGATCCAGCCATGACTATGAAATGGTTTCAAAAAATAATGTCTTCAGATGCAGATAAGATTTGTCATAATGCTTCATATGATATTGGTTGGTGTAGAGCTTCAGGAATAAAAACAAATGGAAAAATTATAGATACTATGCTTGCAGGTGCAATCATTGATGAGAATAGAAGAGGTTATTCTTTAAATGCATTGTCAGCAGAATACCTTGGTGAAATAAAATCAGAAGTTAAGTTAAGAGAAAAAGCAGAAGAGTGGGGACTAGATGCTAAGGCAGATTTATGGAAGTTACCTCCATCATTTGTTGGAGAGTATGCAGAACAAGATGCTGAACTAACTTTAAAACTTTGGAGAAAGTTTGAAACAGAGATTAGATTACAAAACTTATCTTCTATTTTTGAAATGGAAACTAAACTTCTACCTATCTTAATTGAAATGCGTGAGCATGGAATAAGAATGGATATGAATAAAGCGGAAGTAATGAAGAAAACTTTTGTTACAGAAGAGAAGAAAAAACTCCATGAAATCAAGGGTTTAACAGGAGTTGATGTAGAATTATGGGCCGCAACATCTGTTGCTAAAGCATTTGATGCAATGAAGGTCCCTTATGATAGAACAGAAAAAACTAAAGCACCAAGCTTTACTACTAACTGGTTACATAATTGTACTCACCCGTTAGCAAAGTTAGTTAGAGAAGCAAGAGAGATGAATAAGTTTCATTCAACTTTTATAGATTCTATTTTTAAATTTGAACACAAAGGAAGAATCCATGCAGAAATCAATCAACTCAGATCAGATAATGGTGGTACTGTTACTGGTAGGCTTAGTATGTCTAACCCTAATCTTCAACAGGTACCTGCAAGAAACAAAGAGTTTGGAAAACAAATTAGATCTTTGTTCTTACCAGACGAAGACAAGCAGTGGGGATCTTTTGATTACTCACAACAGGAACCAAGATTAGTAGTTCACTATGCATCAAGTGTAGATTCTGGATTTGAAGGAAGCTATGAACTAATTAAAGCTTATCAAGACGAAGATGCAGACTTCCACCAAGTAGTAGCAGACATGGCAGAGATACCCAGAAGTCAGGCTAAAACAATTAACCTTGGATTGTTCTATGGTATGGGTGCAGCGAAACTATCTCGTGAACTTGGAATAGATACCGAGAGTGCTAAACAATTGTTAAAAGAATATAATGCGAAAGTACCTTTTGTAAAACAATTAGCAAACAAATGTATGTCCGTTGCAGATAAAAAAGGATCTGTAGTAACTATAAGAGGTAGACATTGTAGATTTAATATGTGGGAACCTAAAGCTTGGGGTGTCTTCCAGGCAATGACAGAGCAGGAAGCTTTTTCTAAATACGAAATGCATCAATTAAAACGTGCAGGAACATATAAGGCTTTAAATAAACTGATTCAAGGTAGTGCAGCAGATCAAACTAAACAAGCCATCATTGAATGTTATGAAAACGGCCACCGGCCACTGCTACAAATACATGATGAATTATGTTTTAATATAGGTGGAGATAAAGATATTGAAACTATTAAAAATAAAATGGAACATTGTTTAGATGATGTGCCTATGAAAGTACCAAGTAAAGTAGATATAGCATTGGGGGACAACTGGGGAGAAGCAACGTAATGGCAGAAAAATTAATAGATCCAAACGATCCTACATTAATCGTAGGTCAATGCCCTCATTGTAAAGCTGATACTGTTTTTAGAAAAACAAGAGACAAGAATATTTATACATGCAGAGTGTGTTATAAAACTGCAAAACAATTTAAGAACGGTAAGATACATTGGTTTAAAGTCTCAGAGACTCACCCTTATATCGACTATGTTTAACCAGCAAATAAATGCGTTTCGAAATCTTTATTATTCGAAGTAACGGCTTGCATATCTCTAGCAATTAATTCTTTAACAATTGTTTTAATTTCTTGAGAGGTTTCTTGCATAGCGTTAGTTACTTTACCTTCTTCTAAATAAGCTTGGTTCCAAGAAGATTCTAAACTAATTTTTCTAGCTAGTAGTGCTTGTTTTGATTCCATCATTTAACTCCTCATAAGTTACTAAACACAGTTTTGGTTGAGTTAAAGTTTCTTCTTCTATTTTAACTTTACCTGTGTTTACTTCATTTATGAAATTAGGTATCACTTGCTCTTCAGTCTCACAACTGACTTGATGATCTATATAAGCACCACAATGACGAGCTTGGACACGATATAATTTCATAAGATAATAATAGCTCTTTTTTGTTGATAAATCAAGTATTTACGTTAGGGTTGACTTCCAGACACTGTAAGTATCCTTCAGTAATTGTCAATCCTTTTTTTGTATATATTTCACGTAGAACTTGACCCCTTTTTTTGACTGCAATTAAACAGTTTTCTTCACCTTTGTAGTAGATAAAAGGTTGTTCTACGATATTAAAACATTGCTCAAATCTATCCTCTATTTTAGGATCAATAAAACACATCATTCCAAATATAATAAAAGTTTTTATCATTAGGGGTTGACCTTATATTAAATACCTCTTATATACAAGAGATACGCAATTATAACATAGGAGGACAATGTTTAAAAGTAAAAGTTTATGCTTTAAAAGTTTTGTAACAAAAATAGATGATGTATTGTCAAAAGTACATTCCAAAACAATTGGTGGTGAGCCCTTACAATACAATGATGATGAATGGATTAATGCTAGAGATAGATTAATGAAAATGAAAGTAGGAGGTCATAACATGGCAACGTATCCTATTAACTTTCAAATGGCAGATCATTTAATTTTATCTGAAGTTGGATCACGAGAGAAAGCAGAGAAGATTCATTTAGATGAGTACTTTGCAAAAATGAAAGGAACTAATTAATTGATTAAATTAATAGTTTTAATATTATTATTGAGTGCGTGTACTAAAGATTTACAACCAAATCCTTACACAACTATAATAAAACATATAATAAAAGGAGATAAAAAATGACAGGTGTATATTTGGGTTTAATTTTAATTTTTATTTTAGCATTTCCTAAATTTGTATTAGGATCAATTATAACTTTAATTGCATTTATGTTTGGGGCATCGTTCTAATGCATCCTAAAAAATTAGATAAAGAGTGGCGTAAACTTCAATCAGATTGGCAGAATTCTTTAAGAAAATTTTTTAAAAAATCTGATAAATTAAATGAAGAGTATGGCGGGACCATGCCAGGCTTAACAGAAACTATGTTATTTGGCCTGATGTGGTTTGTCGTTAAACAAAAACTAAAAACATATTCTGCTAATTCTACTAAAGGTGAAATGAACATGGACGTAGAATTTACAAGATCTATGTTTAAAAAAGTATTGAATGAAGAGTATCCGGATACTTTGTTTGAAGATCATGATGGAGAACTTGTTGAATCAATAAAAGATAAAAAAATAACAATAAACTAGGAGAAACAAATGGATATAAATAAATGGAAAAGTGTTGCAGTTAAAAAAGAAACTCACACAATGCTAACGGCCCTCTGCACTATGAAAGAAAGAAACCCGGCAAGGATGATTTCTAAATTAGTAAATGACTACGTAGAGTTTCAAGCAAAGAAAGCTAAGAAACCTATTGAGAAGTTTAAACAGGAACTGTTAAGCAAAAATGGTAATAAATAAAATAAATAAACTTAAACTCTTTCAAACAATTAATCTTATAAAGGCTAATCAACCGGGTATTTATTTTTTATTTGATAAGTATAAGAACTTAATCTACATCGGTGAAAGTAAATTTCCAATCTCTAGAGTACTTGATCATTATTCTAGAGCTTACGAAAATAGTAAAACTGCTAAAGGTATTGGTCCAGTGTTTGATTATTTTAGAATTATAAATTGTAAATCTGATGATTCAAGAATAAGACAACATTATGAGAAACGTTGGATCCGTAAATTTAAGTCTCCTTTAAATTATAATACAAAGTGCGAAACCTATGATTTAAATTGGAAGGAAATAAAAGGATTCATTTTAATATTTGATAACTTTTTTAAAAAAACTAAAAGTTGGTACAGATATTTAAATGATGAGGTTATGAGTAAGAGAAGTGTACATAGAGAAAAAGTAAGTAAACGAAGAAAAGAATATTATATAAAAACAGGGAAATAATATGATAGATAAAGAACGATTAGAGGGGTTACTAAATAACTCTCACAAGTGTTACGGCACAGAAAATTTAATTTTAGATTCAAAACTTGTTA